AACTTGTAGGTCGTTGTTCGCATTGAGGTCTTGAGGAACGTCAGGTTTGCCCGAATGTCATCGATGCCATAGTCGTAGATGATGAACAGCTCTGCTGTGCGGAATGGCTTCCACACCGAGCTCTTGTACACCTCCACCGTCACCTGCACGCCGATGGTGCGTTCGTGTTCTTTCCCCCGGATGGACTTCTTGCGTTTCAGTTTCCGAGCGGATATGCAGCGTAGGCGCAGGCTGGAGTAGAAACCAATGGCCTCACCCCCTGGGCTGATATACCGTTGCCCATATGGGCCTGCGTCGAGGTTCTGCCGCACCTGGTTAGAACACACCATCAGGATGTTGCGGGCGGTGATGATGCGGCAGGTCTTCCGCAGCTCTTCGGAGAATTCCTTGGCGCGGCGCATGCCCATCTTGTCCCCCGCCTCATTGTCCATCTCGAGATTCGTGGACAACGCCGCAAGGGAGTCCGCGAATACCCCATACAGTGGGGAGCCATCAGCGGCGTCCTCTGGCGGGATCCATGCCCGGACCCCTTTGAACACCTCGGTCACGGTGTCTGGGACGGTATACTCGATCTCCGGGAAGTCCAAACCAAACATCTTCGCAAACTGCTTGTTGAGCCGGGCCTCCGGGTCGTGGAACATCACCCGGCCGTTCCTTCGTTGGATGTTGCCGGCGATCTGGCACAATAGGACCGTCTTACCAGTGCCGGAGGGGCCAAAGATCTCCACGAGGATGCCTGCCGGAATGCCCCCTTCCCGGAACCGTCCCCCAGAGATCGCCAGGTCCAATAGGGTGGACCCAGTGCTTATGACGGTGGTGTCAGAGCCGTCATACCCCGTGGTATGGAGGGGGGCTTCCTCCTGCGTTTGGTGCTTCCGTTCCAATTGGTCGCTCAGCTTCTCGGCGGTCTTCTTCCTGCGTCGTACCCGCAGCGGCTCTGCCATTTCGCTCCTGATCATTTTATCTACGCCTCTGGGGCTTGTATGGCAAGGCCCCAGAGGCAGTACAACAGGTTTGTGTGGTGCGGTTCCCGCCTACTCAGAAGCGTCTAGGCAGGTTTCCCACATATCACAGTCATCGCACTCATCGTACTTGTCGCAGTCCTGCCCAAAGGTGTACCCGTGGGGGCATCGGGTCTTCTTGGCGGTTCTGCGTGTACGTGTCGCAGGGGTCGCAGCTTTGGCGGGCGCTTCCTTCTTGGCGGCCTTACGGGCGCGCTTGGGCGGTTCGGGCTCCTCCTCCGGCTCCTCGTCCTCCTCCTCGTCCTCCTCCTCCTCCTCATCGTCAAATGAGGCGTACTCCTCCTCCTCATCGTCAAATAGGGCGTCCTCCTCCTCATCCACGTCGTCGTCGATGTCGTCATCATCATCGTCTAAATCTACGGGGCGTACACTTTGACCACGCCCGGAGCGGCGGGACTGGGCAGCATATTCCGCTTCGTCATCCTCCGGCAGGGTACCCCCAAAGAAGAGCGCCTCAATAGCCTCCTGGGAGGGCATCTCAAGAATCTCGTCCAGGGAGGGGATCTCATCGAGAATGGACTCGTCGTAGGGCGCTCGCTCTTTGAAGTCAATGCGGGAGGTCTCCGCAAAGCGGTTGGTGCCCAGCTGGCCCTCGCTGAAACGGATCTGTAGCGTGAAGCCGTTCTCAAGGTCGGGGAACGTCTCGTATTCCTCGTCCTCCTGCACCTCCTCATTGAGCTTGGCCTGGAAGAGGAACTGGCTCACGTCCCAGATGTGGACCTTCTCCTCGAACTTCTTGCTTCCGCGCGGGATCACGGCGTACAGATTGCGCATGGAGTTCTTGAGGGCGCGCACCGTCTCATCGTTCCAGTCCGCCCCCTCTCGTAACAACTGGGCGCGATGCTCACAAATGGGGCACTTCTGCCGGAACGTCTGGAGGCAAAGGACCGTCTCGTTGTTTACCCCAACCCCGGAGTGGCGCCAGTAAGGCCGCTTGTACCACAACGTGCCGGGGGTGGCGATGCCATACTCGTCGTCCCGGTCCGGATGGTTCTCATCCGTCACGACATATGGCATGATGTCCAAATTGATCCGCGTCTTGGGCTCCACCTCGAACATCTCAATGCCCTTGGGCAGGTTCAGGTGGGAATAGCGCACGCCCCGGCTCTGTTTTGCCGCATTGCGCGCGACCGCGCCTTTGAACGATGTTTTGGTGCCCTTCTTCCGCAATGCCATTCCTGATCCTCCTCTGTAGGTGTAATGAGGGACGACGTTACGCGCTCTGCTGCTTGGTACGCCGCGTCATACGGACGCGGGCGTTGTTTTCTCGGCGTTCGTTGCGCTCCTGCCACTCCCGCGCCACGTCCCGAGGGACCTGTGGGCCGGCGAAGTAGGATGCCGTGAGCAGCCGGACCAAGTTCTCCAAGGCCGTCTTCTTCTGTTCAATTGCTCGTACCGCTGCGTTGGCGATGTCGTTCTCATAGCGTGCTTCCGCCCAGACCTGGTTGCTCTGCGTGTACGCCTCCTGTAACAATATGGTGCTCTGGACGGCGGTCTCGGTGACCTTGTCCAAGCCGAACTGTGACGGATCCTTCCGAATGTCGCGGTCCAGCTGGGCCTTCACGACGTCCAGCCGTTCCTTCGCATCGTCCATGGCCATCTTCGTCGCGGCGGCGTGCGTCGCATACTTGCGCATCAGGTCCGCCTGCCGGAGCCACTCCACATCCAGTGCGGTGGGGTCGATGCTAATGTCGGCTACATAGTCCAATTCTTCCATTGAAACCTCCTTGATTGCGTTTCCCCCTCGACCCTATTATAGACGGGTGGGGGCGTTTCGGTTAGGCTATTCCGCAAAAAGGGCAGAATAGCACGCCAATACCACCCCTGGGAAGCCGGTGTTGTAGGTGGGTTCCATGAACTCCTGCATCACTTGCGCGGCGCGGTCATTCTGCTGCCCACTAAGCAGAATGGCCTGACAGTACCCCAACACGGCACGGCGGATGTTCTCTGGGTCCTGATCCTTCAACCCTTTGAGAAGTTCGGCGATCTTCTTCCATGCGGAACCGTTCGTCAGTGCACGGCACAGCTCGATCACTTCTGATTGGGACTCCGCAGCGCGTTTCGCCACTTCGAGGCGCTTGGGAGGCTCCACGGAGAGCGCGTGGGCGAGGATCTGGAGCGCATTCCGTGGGTGCCCCATGCTGTCTTGGACGATCTGTTGGTACACCTCCTTGGGCAGCGATTCGTTCTCCGCCTTGACGACGCGCCGCAGCAACTTGAGCATCTCTTGGTCCGTCAGCGTGCGCACCTGGAAGTCCGCACACCGGCCACGGATAGTTGGCAGGAGCTTCTGAGGATCCGTGGTACACAGGATGTAGTAGACGTGGGCGGGCGTGTCCTCCAGGGCTTTCAGGAGGGCACTCTGGGCATCGTTCGTCAGGCGATGGACCTCATCAAGGATCCATACGCGCACTGGCCCTTCCAAGGGCATGTATTTGCTCTGGGCGCGAATGTCTCGGATTGTATCAATGCCCCGAAAGTCGGCGCTGTCCACCTCCCGTAGATCGTTCCCTTGCGCCCCCAACATGCGCGCCACGATGCGTCCGAGCGTGGTCTTGCCGCACCCCGTTGGCCCATGGAACAACAGGGCGTGGGGGAGGGCTTGTTTGGACTCCCCCGTAAGTTGCCGCCTCAGTACCTCTGTCACCTCCTCGTTGCTTACCACGTCATCCAACGTGGTGGGGCGATACTTTAGATGTAGGATGTTCTCCACGGTGTGTTACTCCCCCTTGACCCATGGCCCGTCGATGGCGTAGCGATCTACGTCGACTTCTAACGGGACGGTGATCCACTTCCATTGCGTAGGCAGATCAACCTTGACGATCCGGCGAGCCTCCTTCACAAGCAGGTCTACCTCCTGCGGGTGCGCGTCAATGAGGATAGAGTCGTGGATCTGTCCCACCAGGCGCGACTGCATGCGTTCCTGCTGGATGTACCGATCCATGTTGATGAACGTTTGGAGCAGGCAGTGAAATGCCGTGCCCTGGATTGGGTAGTTGAGGATCTCATTCTTCGCCAGTTCTCCACTACACACAAACCCAGTCAACATGGTGAGGAACCCTTTGGCGCGGTAGCGAGCGACCTGTTGCATGCGCCAGTCCCGATACTGCTTGAACCGATTGTTCCAGAAGTCGTCCTCCACGCACTGTACATGATCCACGAATGCCGTGAAGGAATGGATGCCCCGCGCCCGCATATGGTCCGAAAGGTAGGAGCCGTCCGGGAGCTCCAGCCCGGTGCCCGGTGCCCAGCTGTCCTGGGGCAGCTTCACCCAATCGGCCAGGGCCACGGCGTTGTTCTTGTAGTAGTCCCCGTAGAACTGGGGGAACACAAAGCCGTTCTTGGCCGCCTGGCGCAACACGGCATGCGCTGGGAGCTTCCGGTCCAGGTCATCCAGCAGGAACAACTGCTTGGCCATGTCGGCGTGCATGTCCGAGGACGGGTCTTTCAGATACGCAATCAGCGTGGCGTCCTGACAGTAGAGGGCCGCGATGTGCACCTCCAGTGACGCAAAGTCAATCTCCACGAACTGGTGGCCTGGACGGGGAAGGAGGGCACGGCGACAGATCTTCATCGCCTCCGCATCCCGCTTAGGCACATTCTGTAAGTTGGGGGAGTCACTGCTCGAACGATAGGTGCGGACGGTGTGCAAGTTGAAGAACGGGTGGATCCACCCGCCGTGTTGCTCCCGGACGAAGGCCTCCAGGTAGGTGTCCCGCACCTTGCTCAGTTTTCGGGCCTGTACGAGCAGTTGCAGCTCCGAGATCCCCAACGCCAGTAACGCCTCCTCGTCGGTAGCTCCCTGGCCGGTGGCCGTCGTCTTGGGCGGGGCGAGCTTCATGACCTTGTAGAGCAACTGCGCCAATTGGTGGTTGCTGGAAAGCTTTGTCTTCTCCCCATACACGCGCCGCCACCGACGCCACAGCCGACTGGCTTGGAATTGCTTCTCGAGCCGTTCTATTCGTTTGGTCAGTTGGCGGTTCATCTTGTCGCAGTAGGTCACGTCCACTCGTATGCCCTGTTGTTCGGCGCGGGACAATGCGAGGATCCCATCGTGAACCAGGTGATAGGCATTCCATATGTGTTTGGATTGGCGTTGCTTCTCGTTTAGGTCGGCAATCTGCGCCTCGGCAAGCCGGTAGGTGAGCAGGGCATCCATGCCGTTGTACTGCATCAGTTTGTGGAGCAGCGCAGGGTTGCGAGCCTCCTTTGCGAGCGCATTCGGCTGGTTTGCCCCCGGTGATTTGAGGTATGAAGCAATATCATCGTCGTAGCCCGCGACGCCAAACCGCACAAAGGACTGGAACTTGAGGCCGTTGATCCCTGGCCGGTTGTCCAGGATGTGGGCGGCTTGCATGGTGTCAAACTGCCACGGACGCACCTGGATGCCGTACAACACGGACAGCCACACATCCTCAAACTTCATGTTGGCGGCGATCTTGCCGATGGCGGGGTGTTCCAACACCTGTTTCAGTAGCTGGAGCCCGTGCGGCTGGGTGGGCATGGGAATCGCAAAGGCGTGGTCCGGCGTGTGTGCAAAGGAAATTGTGACAATCCGGTGTACGTCCCGGTCATACGGCTTGAGCCCGGTCGTCTCAATGTCTATCGCTAGCAAGGGAGGAGCCTTTGCTAGCAGTGCGCTTAGGATAAGCGCCCCGTCCTCCTCAGTCTCCGCAATCGTGACGCTGTCCTCCACCGATACGGCAGGGGGCAACGGCTCCTCCACCTTGGCAAATGCCTGACGCAGGTCCTGTAGCCATATGCGCTCGACCTCCTGGGTCACTTCGCGTTGGTGTAGGACATAGGAGGGGTGGTACGTGGGGCAGATCCAGGCCCCATATTCGTGATCTGGAATAGTCCACCCCCGCCACT